ACCTGCGGGGTCCTGGCCCTTTCCGGACTGGACCCCACCTGCGAAAGACACAGGATCGAGAAAAGCGCATGCTGCAGAAATGCACTTCGCAAACATCCCTTCGTCTCAACTGAGCATGCTCAGCCGAGATGAATTCGCTCGCAGGCCGACACCGTTTGGCCAAGGTCTTCGCAGACTTCGGACTCCGGTGAGCGGCAGTGTCCCCGCTATCGACGAGGACTGGGACGTAGGAGACCAAGCCCTAGCAGCCGAGAGAATCATCAATGCACTGGCGGAGGATGACCTCCTCCAGTACATCAAGAAACTCCCGATTCCTAGGATGAAACCCCTGCTCCTTCGCGAACGAGGGCAGAAATTCCGCTTGGCGACAATCTCTGAAGCTCCGCTGGTCGTTGCCGGCCAGCGAATCAACAAAGCGTTACTCACACTGTTGCGCCATCTTGAGACGGCAAACTACGCACTCCAGGGACAAGAAGGTGTCCCTGCTCTGATCGAGCGCGGGGTGCAGCTTCATGCCAACAAAGACGACTTCGAGTTCGTCTCCGCCGACCTCTCAGCGGCCTCCGACTATCTGACTCACAGCGTGAATCTAACAGTATGGAAGGCCATCTGGGAAGTCATTGGTGACGAATTCCCCGTCCACTATGAGTGGGTCGGGCAAACCATTGTCGGAAAGATGATCCTTGACCAAGAATCGATCCCTCCAGGCCTCGAAGACTATCAAGACAAAGTCACGAAAAGAGGCGCCCTCATGGGGCTCCCCCTCGCGTGGCCCATCCTGACCCTCGTCAACGATTGGGCTGCAGCCCGCGCTCTACCACCTGGAAGTGCGCGGTCATTTGTTACCTGTGGAGATGATATGGGAGCGGCATGGACAAAGTCCGCTACCGAGCAGTACCTGCAGAACCTCCAGAAAATCCGGTTGGTACCTAACCTGAAAAAATCATTCCGATCAGAAACCGGTTTGATTTTCGTCGAGCGTCTCTTCCTCCTCGAACCAAAGGTGCGAAAAGAAAAACTACCCGAACTACCAACTGGACCGGGGCAAGCCCCGATTCCTTCATTGAATCCTGACGTGATCCTACATCGGCGCATCTCCCGTTGCCCACGCCCGACACTATCTGCAATAGCTAGCGCCAAGAACGTGTTTAACGAGAAATCCACCGCCCCAGTCTGGCTCACACTGCCTGCGACACTCTCAGAAGAGTACGAACGTGCGGGAACTAAGTGGCGCCAAGAACGAGTCCTTGACGTCGCAAAGTTCCTACATGCCAATACCTTCCGAATGTATGCGCAGACAGGTATGCCTCTCCACTGGCCTCAAGCCCTAGGGGGCTGGGGTCTACCTGGGCTGCCCCAGGCACCGAACATCTACAAGAAGGCCGCGGCCGTCGCTCTCGCAGGCGACTGGCCGTTTGTCAAGCAGATGCGCCAAGTCTTCATCCTCCAAGGGGCTCCTGAGTCCAGCCGCAACAAGTTGCAACTGGCACTCGAGCGCCTCGACTCGGAAGACGAATTTGACATGGAAAACCCCCCAACCCAAAAACAAGCAGAAGCGGAGCTGACTCAGAGAGTCACCACCTTCCTCCACTTGCTTCAGGACAAGAGTGCTGTCAATCACCGACCATCGATCGGTGCCATTGCTAGTCGCGTCAGGCGACTTGTTCTCTCTGAAGCCAAGAAGTGGCAATCCGTCAAGCCCGTAGGCGAGACGCGAGCACTCCAGATCCTGAAAGAACGCATCGCAGAGTGGGAAGATGCCCCCCGTGCCGTGAACCTCGACACTATCATGGAGGACATCAACCTACCTGACGCCTTCTCCCGCCAAGCCACCGCCGGACTCCCGCCCAACAAGAGGCTCCAGCTGTACGTACCGTCAAAGGTACGCAAGCTAGAACTTCGGGTCGAACAGCAGCCTGCGGTGGCTGATCAGGCGATCCGAGCACGAAACGCACTCCTGGAAACCCAGGAGCCGCCCCGGCCGGACCCCCCAACCACCGATGGCAAAATACCAGTGTGGCTCGGGCGTGACCCGAAAAACGAGTGGCCTGCCGCGAACAAACTGCGAGAGCTCTTCCGAGTCCGAGGACAAGAAAGAGCCCCACAGCCTCTGTCCGCTCACAGCAAGCCGTCGTGACACTCTGGTATTCCGGCAGCCCTTTCGGGCAAACCGGGCCAAACCGCC